TGATCGCCTCACCGCCGGACAGTGGGACCATGGCAGTGTCCCTGCCTGGAGACCAGCCCGGCACCACTCCGCCGGAGGCCATGCCCCCCACGGTGTGGCCTCCGGTGGCACGCTGGCTGGGGTCCACCCCTCGGGTGTCCGGCGGAACGATGTTGTTGGAGACCCCCTTCGGGATCTTGTACTTGAACCCGAAGATCTCGGCCAGGTCCTGCATGGTGGCGATCGCCTCGGCGCTGGTGGATCCCTTCAGGGTCTGGAAGGACTTCAGCACCGCCTGCGCCTGAGTCTGTGCGTGCCCGCTCAGGTTCTTGGTGGCCTTGGTCAGGATCTGCTCGAAGTTGCCGTCGATCTCCTTGCCGACGTTGGCCAGGTCCTCAGCCGAGCGCTCCATGGACAGCTGGTAGGCATCGGCCTGGCGACCCATCTGGGTGCTGAAGTCAGTGGCCTGCTGGTCCATCATCAGGTTGAAGTCCTTGCGCTGCCGGCCCAGGGCGCGCAGGAAGTCCTCATGTCCCAGCTCCATCTGGTGCCGGAAGTCCTGACGGGACCGCTGTAGCTGGAGCCGGTGAGACCGCGCCTGCTCCTGCCAGTCCAGGTTCGAGGGGTCCTGCATCAGGTTCCTGGCTGCACCCTCCCGCAGTGAGCCGGCCACCCGGTTGAACTGCTTGATCACCCGCGGAGTGGCCTCAGTCAGGAACCGAGCCAGCTGCTGCTGGTTCTGCGGGTCGGTGAACTTCATCTGCTGGATCATGGCGTCGGACGCGCCCATGCCCCGCAGCCTGTTCAGGTCCCGCTCCTGCTGCCGCATCCGGGAGAGCTGGTCCGCGGCGTTGCTCAGGATCTGGCTGGCCGAGCTAGTCCGCTGTACCTGCACCCGCTGGTAGATGTCGTAGACGTTCATGGCCATCTGCTTGGCCTGGATGTCCACCGAGTGGTTGTAGTCGGACTCGGCCCGGCTGCGCTGCAGGTTGAAGTCGTAGTGCGCCCGCCGCACGCTGCGGTAGTAGTCCTGAGTGGCTCGGGTCTGGGAAAGGTGGAAGGAGTACTCCGCGCGAGACCGCTGCAGCTGGTAGTCGTGCTCCTGGTAGGAGCGCTGCAGGTTGTAGTCGTCCTGCGCGCGAGACCGCTGGATCTCGAACTGGTCCTGCATCAGCAGCATCTGCTTGAAGTACTGGCCCTGGTCCACGAACGCCTGAGCGGTGGTCGCCTTCTGCTGCTCCAGCTGAGCCAAGTTCTCCTGAGTCATCCCCACAGTGGAGATGCCCTCCAGGTTCTTCATCTGACCGATCGTCTGCTGGAACTGCTGGCCCCGGCTCATGAACGGGGCCTGCATCGCCATCGCCTGCTGAGCCCTGGCTGAGACCGCCAGCTGCAGCTCGTACGGGCGGTTCTCCTCATACCCGATCCCGGCCTGCTCCTTCTCGGCAGCCCGCATGATCTCCATGTCGGTCATGCCCTTGCGCTTCAGCCGGTCGTAGATCTGGCCAGTGCCCCGGTAGTAGGCCCCGACGTCCTCCTGGTGCTGGATCGAGGCCCGAGCTGCAGGTGAGGCAGCCATCGCTGCCCCAGCGACACCGGTGCCGCCGGCCAGCGCCTGCTGTGAGATCGCCGGGATGACGATCTTGTTGATCATCGCCTGGTACGCGGGACCACCCTTCTGCTGCGCAGCCACCAACTGGTCGTAGGTGATCCCGGCCTGGTTGAGCATCCCTTCACCTTGCGCGGACATGAAGTCCGCCAGCTGGTTGGTCTGCTGGGCCTGGGTGCCAGTGAGCTGCTTCCCGTACTTCTTCGCAATGTCGGCTGCCGCGGCGCGCTTGGAGTCGAACTCCTTGACCGCCTGGTCGTAGCTCTTCTGGGCCTCCTCCACGTCAGAGGAGCCGAAGAAGCCCTCGATCGCGTTCTTGGTCGCCCCGAAGTCCAGGAAGTCACCCTTGGCCAGTGGGTTGTTGTACTTCGGGGCATCCTTGCCGATCCCCATCGCCCCGAACCACTGATTCATCCCCTGGCGGGAGTCGTTCAGGTCGGAGGAGAACTGGTTGAAGTTGGAGCCACCGTCCTTGATCGACTGGTTCAGGGCCTCCAGGTTCTGCATCACGCTGTCGTTCTGGTGGGCCATGTCGATGCCCGCCCCGGCGACGGTGCCGACGCCTGCTCCGATCGCAGTCCCCACGCCGGGGATCATGCTGCCGATCATCGCGCCGGTAGCGCCCATCATGACCATCTGCGAGTTGATACCCAGCGCACTGGCCCCAGCCATCGTGCCCATCGCCGCCATCGGGCCCATCGCACCCGAGCGCATCAGCATGCCGGCACCCGCGCGACCAGCACCCAGGATCCCGCCACCAGCACCCGCAGCGAACCCAGCAGCAGACTCGGTCAGACGACGGAACCCACGCGAGGTGTTCCCAGACTCCTGGTTCAGAGTCTTGATGGCCGTGACCTGTTCCTTCTGAGCAGTCACTGAGGCGCGAGTAGCAGCGATCGCCTCCTGGTTGGCCCGGTGCATCTCCCGGCGAGCCTGGTCCGCCTGAGGGTCACCAGCGCCGTAGGCAGCCTGTGCCGACTGATAGACCGCACCAGCGGTCCGAGCCCGCTCCCGAGCCGCGTCAGCGGTGGCAGCGGCGTCGCGGACCGCAGTGGACATCCCCATCGGAGACCGCTGGAAGAACCGGCTGCGCTCCCGCATGGTCGGGTCGCCGTACCGCATCTGGTCGAAACCAGGGGTCAGGAACATGTCGATCCCGCGCCCGAGCCCGCCGGCCATGTAGGACGTCAAGCCCCGTGGCGGACCCGGGGTGTAGTTCGGGTCAGCCCAGCTCCGACCCCGCTCCCAGCCTGAGCGAATCGCACCCGTGCCACTGCCGAGCAGACTGCCGAGGGTCTGACCACCGGTGTACTGCGCCCGCTGGAGCCAGGTGCCTCCTCCCTCCAGCTGCTGGCCGCGCATCCCAGCTGCTCCAGAACCCAGAGGCCCTCCACCACGGAAGCCCTCGCGCACGCCGTACGCGGCACTGGACCGGAACACGGTGAACGCCGCGGCGACCTTCATCAGGGCCCCGGCGAAGAGCAGCAGCATCCCTGCCCCGGCAGCCAGCGGAGCTGCCACGCCCATCAGCAAGCCCACCATCTTGCCCAGGGGACCCTCGGCGATCTTGTTGGTGATCTCCAGGGCCTTGTTCATGCCCTGCAGGAACTTCTCCATGACCGGCCCGAAATAGCCGCCCATGGTCTCGGCCAGCTGCTGGAAGTTCTGGTTCAGCTTGGCGACCTCGTCTGCGGTGCCCCGAGTCGAGGCTGCAGCCCCCTCCGCCGCAGCGCCCTTGCCCTGGGTGGCCAGTCCCATCGTCTCCCGCAGGTTGCCCTGCTGCAGGACCGCCTGGATCGCCCGGATCGAGCGTGGTCCGTCCAGACCCAGCCGGCTCAGCTCGGTGGCAGCTCCCTTGCTGTTGTTCTGGAGCGCCTCCAGGATCGAGACGACCTGTTCGCCGCCAGACATCTCCTTGAACCGCTTCTGGGTGACCCCCAGGATGTCCGCGTAGTGCGCGATCTCGGGAGACCCGGTCTGCATCGAGTGCGCGATGTCGGTGGTGATCTTGGTGAAGACGGTGGCTGCCGGACCAGCATCCGCACCGGCCTTGACGAAGGCGGTGGCGAACCCAGCCATCTGGTTCGAGGTGATGTGGATCTGACGACCAGCCGGAGCCAGTGAGGCGGTGAAGTCGATCAGGCCCTGGGCCGAGGTGTTGGTCTGGGCTGCCAGGTAGGTGAACTGGTCGGCGTACTGCCGGGTGTTCTTGGAGTTGATCGGGGTGCCCATCACCCGCTGCAGGTTGGTCAGCGAAGAGGCCAGGCCATCCGAGCTCTCACCGGTGGCGTGGGACATGTCCACGAAGACCTTGCTCAGATCCTGCAGGTCCCGGGTCTGCCGCATGCTGGTGACCTTGGACAAGGTCTCCACCAGCTTCGCGGCCTCGGTGGTGGTCGTCCCGTACTCGGTCCGCAGTCCCTTGACCGCCGCGGTGTAGTCCTTCATCACCAGGGTCTGCTGGGCGTTGGTCCGGGTCAGGATCGCTGACTGCGCCTGCAGCCGGGACATCTGCTTCTCGTACGACGACCAGGCCGCGGTGGCCCCGGTGATCACTGCCACGTCGGCAGCGCTGATCCCGATCAGGGTCTTGCCGGCGGTCTTGGCGAGGTTGTTGATCTTCCGGCCCAGAGTGTCGACCGAGGCCGAGAGCCGGTCGGTGCCATCAGCCGAGGTGGCCATCGAGCGGTCGTACTGAGAGTTGTCGCTCGTCAGTACGACGTTGGCCTCAACCGGCTGAGCCGTCACGTCCTACTCCATCTTGATCGAGCGGCGTTTCCGAGCCTTCATCGCCATCTGGGCTGTGAGCTGCGGGGTGGTCGGGATCAGTTTGACATTGGTACCCGGGAGTGACGAGCCCTGCGTGTCCCCGTAGATGCTCTTCTGGTAGCAGCCCTGACAGAACTCATCGACAGCAGTGAACGCGAACTTGTTCTCCTCCCACTCCCACGGTGCGGTTCCGCACATCTGGCATCGTGCCGAGGACTCCAGTGCGTACGCCAGAGTCTTCGCTCTGTCTTCTGCATCCCACTTCAGGAACTTCGAGTGCGGGATCCCCTGATCGAAGCAGTAGGACATCTCTAGGTAGAAGTTGCGATCCTTCCTCAGCCGCTCACGCTGAAAGGGATGTCGAGCCCCCGGTTGTTGAGCTCAACCGCGTTCCGGAACAGCACCATCACGTCGCCACGCGACCAGTCCTCGGAGTCCCAGATGGCCTTGGCCTCAGCCGGAGAGATCTCCGGCTCCACCGAGCAGGCCGCGATCAGCGCCGGCGCGAACGAGTCGATGTCGAAGCTGGAGCCTTCCGCGCGCTGCTCCGGCTTCGGCGGGTGCTTGGCCACCAGGCGGTCGTACGCCCTCATCCCGATCGCCTGGTACTTCAGAGTCACCTCGTTCGAGCCACCGTTGCCATCGCTGAGGAACAGCGAGAACTCGGTGACTGAGCGGGGCTTGTTGACCAGCTGGTCGAGCGTGGCGCGCTTGGACGCATCGCTCTGCTTCTGACGGGCCTCAACGTTCTTGGCTGCAGGTGTAGGCATCGGTCGCTTCCTGGGCGGAGGGATGTAGTCGATCTGATGCTATCCCTCCGCCAGTGGCCTACGCAGCGACCGTGGCAGCCTCGGCGGGCTCGACGTTCACCGAGCAGGACGCGGTGAAGGTGAGCACCGTGTTGGAGCTCATGTTCGCCATCGTCCGCGACGTCACCATCACTGGCCAGACCTCGACCTCGTCACCGGCCTTGGGCACGTTGTCGGTGCCAGTGCCACCGAACCGAGCGATGAGGAAGTAGCCACGAGTACCACGCGGGAGGGTCTCCCACGCGAGATCGTCCTCGTCGTCTCGGTAGAAGTCCGCGTCGAAGGTCGCCGCCGAGGTACCAGCGGTGCTGGTCTCGAAGAGCGAGTCGAACGCAGGGGTCGGCACCGTGTTGCCACGCGCGGAGGCGTTCAGGCTGATGCAGTAGCCGGTCAGGTCGATCGCAGCTGTGACCTGCGCAGCGGTAGGGGCCTCGATGTCACTGATCGTGGCAGTGGAGAACCCGATCCAGGTGTTCTCATTCGGGATGATCCGGGCCATCAGTCAGCCTTCCTCGTGGTCGTCTTCTTCGCTGCAGCCTGGGACTCCGCGGGCTTCTCGGTGACCTTGGCAGCTTCTGTCTCACTACTCTCATCATCCGCAACCGTCCAGCCGTTGCGCTCCCACGCCTTGACCGACTCGCGGAGGACGAAGCCCTCTTCGCCGTCCTTGGTGATCTTGATCTGCTTGGCTCGTGGCATGTTCTATCCCTTCGTGACCCAGACCTCGAACGAGTCTGCTTGTGTGAAGTAGTCCGGATAGGCAGACCCGATCCGGTTGGTGTTGCCGATCGTGGTGCACGTGATCTTCTGGATCCTCCACGGACCTGTGTCGGAGTCCACGTTCTCCCTGACGATGTTCGTCAGGTCCATCCTCATCCGGTCAGCCAGCGCCTCCGTCTGCTTCCTGGAGATGCCGGCATAGACCACCGAGTAGGACAGACGCCACTGGGACTGGCTGTCCCCCATCGCTCCGCTCGGGGCCTGGAGAGTGGCTGCACCAGGAGACAGGGAGAGCCACGGGGTGAAGGTGGTCCCGGGTGAGTTCGGTTCTCCCTGCCACCCGAATGGGGCAGTCGGTGAGGCGTTATCGCCCACGGGGAACCCCTCGGTCGCCAGTTCGCCCAGCAGCCGAGTGGTGATTGGTCCTCGTGAGATGGAGCTTGGCACTACCTCGCACCGTCCTTCAGCACCTTGATGTTGGCCTCTGCTGCCATCGTCCCAAGGGAGTCCACCCATGCCTCAAACGCAGGGCGGACGAACGGCTGGGC